CGTCTCCACAAACAGTTCTTCCAACACAGCCAATCATATATTCGTCGTTTTCATCGTACACAGGAAACACAACTCGGTTATACATTTGACTTCCGGGTCGAATACACAAACCAACATCGAAATGGTTCAATGCCTCCTCTGTAAAACCTCTTTTGATATAATAACTACAAGGAAATTCCAAGTGAGTCCGAACCATCTGGCGTGTTATTCGGTTGTCTTTAGAGGATTTCTTTCTTGGATTTTTAATCAACTTGTCTATAGGATCTACTGTGGTTATCAGCACATCTCCGACATTTACTTTAACGTCAGCACAAAAAGTTTCAGCAAACTTCAACACTTCTGGAAACGTAAAATCTCTATTGTGTTTATCCTCAAGCAACATCCATAAAAGGGAGAGAATGTCCTTACCGGGTTTGTTAAGATGGCACTGTTTAGTATTGCAAAACCATCTTCCATAATGTTCGTCATTATCTTCTTCTACATTAATGTTGAATGCTGTATAGTTATCGCCGTGGTGTACCGGGCAGCATGTTGTTAGCCTTCCATCCGCCTCGTAATAGTCAATATCAAAGTGATCAAAAAGATCGTGAATCTTCTTCATCAGTTTCTTCTTCAGGAGAATAACCCTCTGTATTTTCGCCAAGTTCTTGGTTTCTACCGTCATGTTTCTTAATCTCTCTAATAGTTCCTAATTCCCTCAGCCTAGCAAACTGACCATCCATTTGCAGACAGATATATCCTTCGTCTTCTATTCCCGGACCATGTCTTGAAACAATTGGGATTAGCTTCTTGTTGCCATTCTGGACGCCGTCTTGTAGTTTCTCTTCATCTGTTTTATCCTTGAAGATTGTGAAACTGGTACACAGCCATACAAGTCTATCGGAACCACTAACCACGTCTGTTGACTCTTTTGTGATACCATCTCTGTTAAGCTGAACAAAAGAAAGGCACGGGCAGTCATTTTCTACACAGAAATTATGTAGCTGAGTAATCTGGAATCCGAGAACTTGGAACTCTGCCATATTGTTTGAAATGGAGGAAGAAGACATTAACTTCAAATAGTCATAGATAATCACGCAGTCATTAAGAACTCCATTTTCGTCATAACCAACCTTCTTGAGCAACCACCTTTTAGCGATAGAAAGAATCTCTTCAAATGGTCGTCCAGCAATGCTGATATAATCATATGGTAATTCTTGTAGTTCTTCTATGGATCTTAGTAAAGCATCTTCTTTTTCTCCATCATCAAATGCCTCACCTTTTGCAATTTGATTGATCTCAATATCAGTAAGATTGGCTAAGATTCTATTCCAATGATCTTGCTTGCTCATTTCCGTATCTAAAACCAAGACAGGAATGCCGTGAGTTGTGGCAATGTTTAATGCGATATTGTCAGCAAGTACAGACTTACCAGTTTTAGGACGAGCAGAAATAAGATCTACACATTTTCTACGTAATCCCCCTCCAATGGCTTTATCATAAGCGGGAAAACCTGTAGGAATACCGATAGACTTTCCTTTGTTGTTTCGTAGGTGCTCGATATAATCATCCAAATCATCACCAATAGCTTGAGGAGTCATATCATCTTCTTTGATATAATCCAAGCAAATCTTTTGAATTGGAGATTCTACGACGGATAGAATATGTGCAATGGATTCGTCTCCACTTACATCATTGAGATCTTTGTACATGTCCCGAAGCTGACCCTGAAGTTTACGACCAAACTCCAGTCTTTTTAGTTTTTTAGCATGTTCTGCCACATTATTAATATCAATCGGCGTACTCATAACACCTTTGATATGTTTCAGAACATTGTCGTTTTCCACATACTCATCTAAACCAATACTTTTAGCTGATGATAGAATTTCCGTATATCCAATACTATCATTGGTAGATAGGGCATGATGTACACATTTATAAATGACCTTATTATGGTCAATTGTGAAACTATTCTCGTCAACGTACAATTCTACTTCAAGCAAGCAATCACTACCATGCTGCATCAAACCAGAAAGAACCGCACGCTCAGAGGCAACATTTACAAGATTTGTTTCAATTTTAGACATACTACCCCCGACGCGAAAGACAACCATCACAAGTGTAGTTTTCACGGACAAACATGGGGTTTACCTCAAAGGTATTATTACAAGATCCACATGTTACACTGGCTTGTTTATATTTCTTTCTTGTATTTCTTTTTCTATTTACTTTTTTATCGTTGATCTGATCAAATCCATTGTCTCTACCAGCCTCGGAAATAACATCTTCCATTTCTTCAAATTTATTTTCAGATATCACCCTGTCGCTAACTTTTCTGGATCTATTAGTATCGCTAATAGTAAAATCATCTTTTGCTTTAGGGGTTGGTTCTTCTTCAACCTTCTTCTTTCTGGGACGACCCTTTTTCTTCTTGGGTTTTACTGGCTCCTTATTGTTTTCAAGACTGTCAAGCCTTGACATCATCTGTTTTAACAAGGCTGTTGTATCATCTTCTTCAACACGCTCTGGAATGTCGATGTGTTCACCGCACAGAATATAATATGCCTCAGAAACAAGGCACCATTCCGAATCAGTAATGGCTTGGTGCAGTAAATCTGATACCTGCGTAATATGATCGATCATAACTTCTAAGCTTTTAATTGTGGATGTCATCTGAAACTCTTTCCTTTTCCTAAGTCTTGAAATATATTCGCTCGCTTCTTTAGGTCTTTACATGTCTCTTCCAGCGATAGAATACCAGCATACAACCTCAGTCGGCATTTTTCAACAACTACCGCATAAGAATTGTCACGAATGATGTTCTTCTTTTTGATTTCCGCTGGCATGAACTTATCTTGTTGGTCCCACTGCTTAGCACAAAGATAGTTTATTGCCTCTTCACACCAGTTGAACTGGCTTCTAATTAAATCTAACTTTCTTTGTAACGCACCAGCATAATTCATTATCTGTAAACTGTATGCAAAACATTCATCTGCATCAAGTCCAGCAATAGTCTCGGACGAAATACTGAGGATATACTCACATTCTTCATCCACCTGAAAGTCTGGAATATTATTTTCCTTACAGAAAGCTTCAACCCATTCTGTAAAGTTACTTAGTCCAGCGACTGAGTCTGTGTCTTCAATATTAAGTTCTTCCATTCTTTTCTTTCATTGTAAGGTAAGATGGCGATTTTGATGTCATTAAGCGTACACCATTCTATTTTATCAGCATCTCTTTTTTTAGACTTTACGAAATCCATTTTGGTTTTATGGAAAAACGAACAATAAGAATAATGCTGTTTACCGTGGACTTCTACGATCATCATAAGATCTGGAATGAAAAAGTCAGCATATAAAAGAGAGGATCTTCCCAGTTTTTTACTTCCGGGAAGTGTGACCTCTTCATATAGAGAATATGTAGGATATAACTCCTGAAGTATAACCCTTACTTCTTTATGTAGAGATGACTTTTTGCTGTGATGTTTTCTTGATTTATTTTTGGAGAAGTTAAATTTGTGCTCGTTGCCGTCAAATCCAACTACTCTAAACATCCGCCAGCATCTCTCTAACTTGATCTTCTACTTCTGTGTAGACAGACTTATTTTCTACCAGAAAGTCGTAGATTTTTGCTTGACCTTGGAACTTGGGTGCTTCTTCATAACCTTCTCTGCCCTCCAAGAATGGAAGACTGTACCAAGCACCAGCTTTGTCGACAATACCAAAAGATTCAGCAAGTTCGATGATTTCTTTTTCTTTGTCGATACCTTTGTTGTATTTTAAGTAGCTAATACACTCAGCACCAGAAGCACCCATAGACGAACAGCTAATCTTCCAGTGAATCAATTGACCCACCTTTTTACCGCCCTCTTCCCAAGGTTCTATTCGGGCAACATCCAGTCTAGTATCCGCTTGATATTGCACCATGACACCACAGTCTGGAACTTTGATTTTGCCATATCCACTTGTGTTTGTGATATAGTGTGTAATGATCACTACGATGATCTTATTTTTAACCACTGTCTGTGCGTTCTTTTTAATCCAGTGGCTTAAGAGGCGGGGTAGGTTGTTTCTGATGTTACCAGAAGCGTCTTGCTCAAGCTCGGCTCGTGGAACAAGCGATGAGCACGAATCGATAACACAAACAGCACCTTTGTTTTCTGGACGTTTGATTAGATTTTCAGCAATCTTAAGAAAGTCTTCAGCAGCAAGTGACTCACCTTCCTCTGGGCTATGAACAACTTGAATCTTATCAAGATCCAAACCTTCTGTTCCAACCAGATTGTATACCTTCAGGCGACTTTCTCCATCTACATAAACCACAGGCCGTCCATCATCCTGTGCGTTCTTGCAAATCTGTAAACAAGTGCTGCTCTTTCCAGTCTTAGGGTCTCCGCTAATAATTGTCCAGCTACCCTCCAACAGACCACCATTAAGTGCTAGGTCAAGACTGGGACTAACCGTAAGTGGTTTTAGTTCTTTTCTAGCTGAGACTAATTCTGACCCAGCAGACAATACTTTTCCAAATTCTTTTTCAATAGCCTTATCTGTGCTAAGGTCAACTTTCTTTTTTGCTTTTGCCATAAATCACAAGTCCTTCAATATGTTTGTCTTTTTATTGCCAAATGGTTTAGAAACCTCAACATCTTCTTGTTTAGATTCAAGAAGTTCTGTATCCTTTCTCTGCCTTTCATAATACTCAATTATTGGCGTGAGCTTTTTTATATTCTCCTTCTTGGATAGCTTGAGAATGTACTTTGCTCTATTTGATTGTATCGCTTGGGCAACCGAAAGTACATGATATTTCTTCAATAATTTATTGGCTGCGATAACTTCGCCTTTGTAGGCACCATGCAGGCGATTTCCTGTAAGCCAAAATTGTTCAGCATTCTTGCCAGAATTAAATGCTTCGCTGCGTTTTTTGAATATCAATTCGGCTATATAATTACCAGCATTGATATATCCTTCTTTGTACATAGACTTAAAAGGATATTTTTCACTTTGTTTATGGACTTTAGTCTTTTTAGTCTTTGATTGTGTGGATGTGTCCTTTGAGTTTTCCTGACAAGACGTTGTCTTTTGCTTTTCTGTTTGATTCTCCAACTTCTGATGCCTCCCGAGTCATAACTGTGTAACCCCTTTGTTTATCACTGACCATAAGATCTCCAGCGGAAATACTATCAGATTCTTGTTTACTTGTCAAGCATTCATCATAGTATTTTTGTATAACAGATGGCGATCTTCTTAAGTCTTTTGCTACAGCCTCCATATCGGCTGACTCACAATTTTGCTCAATATAAAATTTTTCAGCTTTTGTCAGCGGCTTCGTTGCTCTTTTCTTCGGCATTTGAAATTTCTTTCTTTAATGAATGGTGAATTTTTTCTAATTTAATTTTAAGATCTTGAAGTGCATCAACATAGGATGGACTTATGTCTTCGTATTCAAGCTGGAACCCACCAGCAATTGCCTGTAATTCCTCATTGCTTAAAGTTTTAATGTATGATACTGGAGACCCCTCACTCAGTTCCACCAAGCAAGGGGTTATCAGTAGTACCGTCTTGTACTCAGCCATTTTCTACGAACCTCCTCCGTTGAGAGTCGTTCATTCCATTGATTTTAGAATGCATCTCCTTTCGAGCTTCCTTCATGGCTGTTTTTTTGGAATCCTTATCCTTAAGAGTTCTTTCCTGAACTTCTTGTTTTCCAAGTTTCTTCGCATTTCGCTCGGATAGTTGACCAAGTGTTGTTGCTTCTTGTTTTACAAATACCGTAGGAGCAAATAGTACCCTCTCTAAAGTATTTCTGCCACACGCATCGCACTTTACCAACGGCTTGTCTTTGATTGACTGCTGAACATCACACAGTTCATAATCGCAGTCCGAGCATTTATAATCATATAACATATTATTCCTCTAATGCTTTTAGAACTTCTCCTAGAATTCCATTTCTTTGAATATCATCATATGTCAATTCACAATTGGCAACTCCATCAATATGCTGTAACTTTTCAATTATTGTTTGAAGCCCACTTTTTGATTTGATATCAGTTTGTTTAGTGTCACCATTAATCAAAACCTTGCTATTTTCACCCATTCTGGTTATAAACATTTTGATTTGATCAAGAGTACAGTTTTGAGCCTCATCCAATATCATATAGGTATTATGAAATGTTGCTCCTCGCATAACCTCTAAAGGCTTAAACTGTATTTGATCATTGTTAAAATAATGACCATAAAAAACTTGTGTCAGGAAATACTTAATATTTTCCTGCATTGGTAGTAAATAAGGTGCAATCTTATCAGAAAGCTCACCGGGGAGTGAACCAATATCTCTACCCGCACAAACCAAAGGTCGGGAAATAATTATTTTTTCTATTTGATTATTGTG